AGCACCATTAGTTTCTTTTTCTACTGCTGGTAAGTCTTTAGTTATTAAAGGAGCATTATCCCCATACCCTAAAGACCGTTGTTCAAAATTTGAACCATTAGGGTTTGTGCCTGTTTCTTCGGCGATTAATAAAAGATTTTTTAACGATATCGCCATAAATCATATTAATATCCGTAAAATCCTTCGTCAGGACCTGTATTTTTGTAAAGAGGTGGGGTAATACCTTCTAGATCTAGATCGGCATCTCCTGATTGGGCAAATGCTATACCAGTAGCTCCACCATAAGCGTATGTGTAGTTAGGGCCTACTAATGATCTACCAGCTTGATCTTGGAGAGGACCAGCGTGTAAATTAGATCCTGCGGGAATAGTAAAGGGGTAAGCACCTCTTTCTAAACCATTTACTATAGGGAAGTTAGGTCCTGTTTGGCTTTCCATATTGTTTACAGGACCTCCATCGGCTTCGCCAAATCCACCTATTAAGTCATAAAGGGATGATAAATTTTTAATTGCCATAATTGTGTTGTTTTATTATAAATATTAAGCAAATGTAGGACTTGCTTGAAGTTCTTGAGTTCCTCCTAATCCTCGTCTACCTCTACCACTAGATGCAGCAAATGCGTCCCAATTATTTTGTATTATTACAGGCTGTGCGGATCCACCACCACCAAATCCCATTTGTTTAGCTTTATTTAATGGAATTACTGCCTCAGGCTGACCAGCTTCACCAATAGTAGCTAAAGTACCACCTGGTCTAGGTTTTACAATACCACCTTGTGCCATTTTAGGGACATCAGGTGCACTTCTCATTAAAGAATAAAGACTAGCAACAGCACCAATGGCTAAAGGAATACCAAGACCAAAAGGTATACCAGCAAAACTACCAAAAGTTTTAGCTGCGGCTTCTATTATACTTTTAGCAGCACCTAAAGCTGCTTTTGCGGCAAACATACCTGCAGCCGCAGCTAATGCGGTCATAACCCCAACTAAAGGTACTAATACGGCTTTTGTTTTTCCTATAAAATCAAATGCTGTAGCAAAAGCATCTACTATAGGTAAAGCAGCTGCTGCTACATCACCTAATAGGCTTTGGAATTTTTCTTGTGCTAAATTTAATTTTTCTTGAGCAGAAACTTGTTCTAATCTATCTGCTAACTCACCTTTACCAACTGCTCTAAGTTGTTCAGCGTTCATACCCATTGTTTCTTGCTTAAAGAGCATATCAGCTAATTGGTCGGTTTGCATACCCATTGATTTAGCTAATGCATCTTGCTGTAGGGTGTTCATTTTAGTAAAATCAGTAAATGAACCCATATTTTTAGCTAACTCATCAGCTAATGTTGCTTGGTCACCTGCTAGGGCAGCTGCTCTTGCTCTTTCAAGATTAAGTTGTTTACCTGTTAATAATTCAGCTTCTAATTCAGATTCAATACTTGATTCAAATTCTAATAAAGCTTTACTTGCACTTACAATATCATCAATTTCTGCTCCTAATAATTTAGCTTTTGTAACTGCTTCAGCTATTAATTCAGGATTAGCTCCTAACTGGGCTCTTAACTGTCCTGTAACTTTACCCGTGGCTTCAAGAATGCCTTGCATATTTAATGCAATTCCTGCCCCGCGTTGTAATTCATGTGAAGTTGCTAAAACATTTTCTTCAACTTCCCTAAAATTAGCACCACTTCTCTCAGCAGCAAAAGCTAAGTTACCTGCAGATTCAGCAGATATTCCAACTAGTTTAGTTAGTTTAGTAAAAGTACCAACAGTAGACATGCTAAACTTTTGGGCAGTTCCTAATTGTTCATTAAGTAGTCCAAAAGATTCAACTAACCCACTAGTAGTAATAGCCAACTCTTCAGAATTTAAAGCTACAGCGGCAAATTCTTGTCTTAAACCGTTTGCTTCAGATTTAGTTAAATTTACATCCTTAGCTAGTTTTGCAGCTTCCTCGTCCGCTTTCATTAACCCTGTAAACATAGCATCCAACACAGCGGTTCCTATTTCTAGAGCTCTAGCCATTAACCTAGCTTGAGCTGCTGCCCCAGCAAATCCTTCTTGTAAATTTCTTGTTTCATTAGCAGCTTGTTTGGCTCTTTTAGCCATTTGTTCAAGTCTACCTTTATCTTTATCTGAAGCTTTAGCAGCTGCTTCAGCTAATTTTTTAGCTTCATCATCAAGCTTATTAGCAAGTTTTTTAGACTCAAGGGCTTTTTTAGCAGCAAAATTTGCGGTTTTTTGGAAGTCAGCAGCATTTTTATGATCTAAAGCGCTTCTTTGAGCAAGTTTAGCCATACTATTCGCTAATTTTTCACCTTCTTTTAGAGCATCAACAAAATCTGTTGCATAATCGGTAGAATCTTCTAGCCTTTCATTTAGTAATTTAACTAAATCTTCTATTTCCCCAAAAGCTTCTTTTGCTTTGCCTGCTGTATCTCCTAAGTCTGCCATTTATATTAAGGGTATGGTTATAAATATTAAGAAGGAATCCCTTTATTAAACCTTGGTGCCTTAGAGGTTTGTTTTGATTGTTGGTTGATTTTAGCCATCTGTTTATTATGCTCTTCGTTTTGTTTAGTATGAACTTCATTAATTTTTCTAATGTGGTATCTCCTAATGTGAATAGGCATATTATATACTTCAGAATATAGAAATCCTCCCTTCCCGTAATATACTAGGTCATGAATTTCATTATAAACGTCGAATTTATAGCTCGGTGTCAGGCCAAAAAAACGTGATCCCAATTGGGATCCGAACGCCTTTCACGTCTCCAGCTTCATTTTCAAGATCAAAAGTCAAGTCAACATCAGGCTGTATTTCTTTAATGTATTCTCTTAGTGCTCTTGAATCTCTAGCTAATAATTGATTATCAACAAATTGGCGTACTGTTTTACGCTCATAATCACCTTCAACAGATAATATCATGTGTTTTAAACGAGTTGAATATTCAGCTGAGGATTTTTTGTCAATTTTTTTAAGACCTTTTACTTCAGTTTCAACTTTTTTCTCATCACCATGAGTTAATATCTTAAAAGTAATGTTCTTTTGAATAGTAGGAAGTAAAAAACTAAATTCATTTTTGCCTTTCTCTAATAGATGCTCTTCTTGTAACTCTCTATCGTTTACTTCTGTTAAATCTACAGTATGTTCTTCATCCTCTAATGTAAATGAGTAATCTTTACCATATCCTAATACACGAGCAGCAATCATAATTGCATTTTTATCACCTACAATTAAATCATTATAATTAATTGGGGTTACTATAAGAGATTGAAGTAATTTATCAATTACAGTGCCATTTTTAATATAACTATCATTAGTTAGGATATCTTCTTCCTTTGCAGTCATATATTTCATTTCAAGAGTACCCTTTGATAGTGGATTTTCAGGTGGGTAAATTAAACCTTTAGAGGGTAAAGTAACTTCCTCAGTAGGGAACATTGATTGGTTTTCCATTTGTTACAACTTTATATGTTTGCATATACATATGTAAAAAAAAGAGGTGCTTGCGCACCTCTTAATTTATTTATGTTAAGAATCTTAGTAATTCAAGATTGCATAATCCATGGCAATGGTTAAGCTGATTTCCATTGGGGTAGATGAAGTCCAATCACCCGACCCAAATTCAGCATTCGTAACGTAAGCACCTTTACAAATCCATTCTTCAACAACGTCACCAACAGGGCCTAATGTGTTAAATCTAACATCTTTTTTATAGAAGTCAGAGTAACCATCTCTACCTGTTACAGATTCGTGATGTAGACGAACCCACTCCATTACTGCTTGTGCACCTGAAGGAGTTACAGGATCATATAGTGTACAGTTAATGGTACTCCAATCGGATTTACCTTTAACTTTTCTTTTCACGTTAATGTGGTCAAGAACCACTTCTTCTGCGGTATATTTGGGTTTATCTGCTGATTTAATGAGATAAGCAGGAATACCGTCTATATAGAATATAAATCTATTTTGCAGCTTAGGTTCGTAAGCTGTGTAGAACATATCTGCTGAACTTAATATTGCCATTGTTGTGTTGTTTTGTTATAAATATGTTAAACCTAAGTTTTTAGTCGTTAAATGTTGCACCTGTTGGTTGGATTGTATAATCTAAGATTATAAATTCAGCTGTTTTAGTTGGTTGAATAAATATCTGTCCTACTAACTGATTTCTATCAATAGCTTCGGCTGTATTGTTTGTTTCATCCATTACGACTCTAAAGGCAAATAAACCTTGTCTTTGTTGTACTGATTCTAAGAATGGGTTAACAGCATTTAAGAATTTATTTCTAGTAACAGTTGTATTTTGTTCAAATACTAAGTTTTTAGAAGTATCTCCAATAAAGTTCTTTAGAGAGATTAATAATCTTCTTACATTAATACGATCAAGTGCACTTGCTTTCTTTTGTAGTGTTTTCTGACCATAGGCAACAGGACCTACTCTTGGGAAGGTTGCAATTGGGTTTACTTTATTATCATAAAGTGTATCTCTTAAAGCTTGTGTTAACTTATATTCGGTTCTTACTACGGGTAATCCACCTCTATTTAAACCCGCGGGGGCAAACCATGGTGCTGCTATTCTATCATTAGCAGCATATACACCCTGCATTACTACAGATGCAGGACACCATACATTTTTACCTAATTCAGTTGAAGGGACTGAAACCCAGGGCCAATAAGTACCTGCGAAGTTAGTATTTAATTCAGCTGCTTCCGAAGTTACAGTAGATAAAGAAGCATTGTATTTTACTAGGTCAGTTATAAGGAAAGCGTCTCCTCTTCCTTCGCATAATTCAATAGCACTTGCTACTGCTGTTGCATGAGATGTTCCTGCTTGGTACATACCCGGAATAGTAAGAGTAGCAAACCTATACTCGTCTTTGTTTTTAAGGATATTTAAAGCAGTTGTATAGTCAGATCCTACAAGTCCTTGTGAATTAGTATCAGTAATTCCATCAAAAGTTTTTAAACCTCCCGCATACGTTGGGAGATTAGTACCAGTAGCCCCCTGGAATGCACCACTTGTAGCTGTAGGAAGGCTAGCACTATAAGAAGTACCACCTGCATCATTTCCTACTGTGCCATCTAGTTGTAAATAATCAGGAGTAGATAGGTTTACTCTTTGTATAAATACAAATTTAGATTTATTTGGGTATTCACCATTGATTCTAACAAATGTTTGGCCTTCTTCTGTAGTGGTTGAAGCATATTGATCACCTACTACTTTAGATATATAATTATCAGATTTAGGATCTAAACTACATCCTATAAAAGTTTCTAAGATAATTTTATTATTAGTATTATCATCGCCCCTTCTAATACTTAAATTAAAAGTACCTGCGGTATTATTAATACCACTAATTTCCCATCTTAAATTATCTTTAGATCCTGTTGCTAAAGATCCATCCTTAAATTGTTGACCTCCATCAGTTAATCCTGTAGAGTTATTAAATACAGTACCTTCACCTATAGTTTGTAAGGAAAAAGGTTGTGTAGATAATTTATCAGAAGCAGAAATATGGGTACTAGTGGCTCTATCCCAGTCACTTCCAGATCCTGAGACTACTCTAGTAACTAATAAACTTCTACCACCATTAGAAAAATATTTTTGGGCTGCTATTGATGTAAAAAATTCTAAATTATCAGAACCTGAAGTAAAAATTGTTCCAAATTTATTTTTATAATCTGCAAATGAAGTTACTACAGTTGGAAATTCTACAGGCCCTTTTGCTGTAGGACCAACGATTGCGGCACCTACTTCTACTGGAGCAGGTGTTATGAACGATTGATCGGTTTCTCTTTGAAATACTCCCGGTGATACTATTTGTTCGGCCATTATCTTTTAGTTATTTGTGTTGTATATAAATATGGATTCTCTCGTCAAAACATAGACAAGGTGAAAGCCAATAATAAATATCTAAAAGAAGGTCGAACCCTATAAAAATTATTCTTCGGTAGTAGTAATAGTTCCTTCTTCTAGATTAACTTCTCCCTTACCATACTTACTAAATAATTTTGAAGAGATTTCTGTTTCACTTGCATATAATTCGTTAAAACTTTCAGCTAATTGATTAAGTTGCCTTTTAATATTATCTTCCGCTATACCTAATTGTCCTCTTTGAAAAGTGAGTTCACTTGTTTTAATACGAAGTTCATTAAGTTCAGTTATTTCTTCGGTAGTAAGTTTTGAAGTTTTTGATTCTTTAATTGCCATAACTATTAATTTTATATGTTTACATATACGTATGTATTAATTTTAAAAAACCTAAATTTATATTGTAAATTTACCTGAAGAAAGTATAAGCCTACCAGAAGGAATACTTAAAATGTTTTTATCAGATGCTACTGTGCCTTCAGTAAATATTATTTGGGCATTAGATAGAGAACTAAGATTTAGACCACTATTTTGAGAAGTTGTAGCTGCAGCAGCACTATTAGAAAAATCATTATTATGATTTACTAAAACAACTACAAAATCATCATTATTTTGAATATCACTTTCTGCTGTTGAATTTAAAGTTATATTATTAGTACCAGTGCTCCATGAAGTGACTTCAGCTGAGTATTTAGTATTAAAATCTACATTAGTAAAATAATCAGTACTTGATAAAGCTGTTCCTCCATCTCCCCCAAAAGCTGTACTTTTAAGTACTATAAGATCTGAACTAGTATTAGTATTTCCTGTTAAATTTAAAGTTAAACTACTTACCACCCCTGTAACACTACTTACATCAAAATGGATATAAGATCGTCGTATACGGTGTTGTCCTCTTGATGAGTCAAACTGATAAGATATAGCATCATTAACGCTAAAAGTACCATCCGCCACAGTACCTGCTGTTTGCCTAGCTGTAGTAAAGTTGGCATTTGAATTAAGAATGTTTCCTACTCTGTTTGCGTTTATAGTTGGCATTTAGGTAAATGAATAAATTTTATTACCAAGGTTTTATAGAATTCAACAAATTAGTAATTTCTGTGGGTACAGTAAATGTAGTTTCACCTGCAGCTACTTGTTTATGATATTCATCACGAAGTAAAGTAAGTACAGTATTTACATATACTTTATGTTCGCCTGTTAATGCAGCATTACGTTGCATTTCTTCATCAGCATATTCTAATATTTTAGCTTTATT